GCTCCTGTGGCACCTGGATCACCTTGCGGTCCTGTAGGACCTGTTGGACCCGTAGGACCAGTGGGACCTGTTGGGCCAATTAGATCCGCTCTTGCGATTAACTCCCAGCCATCGCCATCTGCGTTTGAAATAAGTACCGATGATGGTTCCATGAGCGGCATCTGTGGATCAAACACACCTTCATCAAGAACATTTAGAGAGATTCGGGCAGCAAGCATCTCGTACACTTGTTGAATCTGGAAAGTTAGTCTATCCATTCCCTCTTCGTGATCTTCCGCTTGAAAGTCTCCAGTGTTGATATAATCCAAGATTTGGGTGTAGGGAACTTCCCGTCTGATAAGAACCTTTGTATTTACATCAGGAGCGGTGTTAAAAATTACAAGTGTTGGGTTATCACCAGTGGGGGAAAGAGTGTAGTGTGTAGTGATAGTTTTAAGTGTTAGCACCCCAGCAGTATCAATAGTGTAAACTTTGATGTCGGCAAGCTCTCCTGATACGAACGCAAAAGGTATCGCAAAGTTTTGGCTTGAGCCATTACCTTGGTAAATGGCCTTCACGGTTTGATTTGAAACTGACATCTATCCTCCCTGATTCTGTTTTAGAATCTGTCTCAGCTCCCGCTTAGCCTTAAACCCTGGGGAAATTGCTTCCTGTATGACGCCATACTGGAGGAAATCAAATCCCTGTTTTATTAATGGAAACTGTTGAAATGGTATATTGTTTCTAATTAGTCGGGTAGTACCTGGAACAACACCTTGCGAAAATTTTCCGTTTTCAAATTTTCCGCCTTTGATATCTCCTGATGTTGCATCCGTTACAAGTGCTGCGACATCGGGAACCTGACCAAAAGTAGGGCCGAGCATTACTTGTCCAAAATTATACTTGTTCCACTCACCAACAAAAAAATCAATGTACATAGCACCTGCTCCTGACTTTGCCATAGCATCAAGCCATGTTCCGGCCTTTGTGGGATCGGGCTGTGGTTTATCGTTGGCAAGAGCAATGAGTGAGTTCACACCAAAAGCAAGAGCAGTACCGACTGTGATCCACTCAGCGAGGGAGCGCATATCTTTTCCTTGACTAGCAAGGATGCCCTTTTCAAGCATCGCTGTATCGGGGTTTGAATTTAGAAATCTTTTACCAATATTCATAGACTGAAGTGTAAAAGACTTAAACTGTGTGCCTAAGCGAACAACCTCACCCCAGAAAGTTCCTATATCGGTCCCAAGTGTAAGTGCGGATCTTTCACGAGCACCCGCAGTCGTTGTAGCAATGTCCACAGCTTGGATGATGCTTCCGCGAAGCTTTAACTCTAAATCTCGAACATAGCGCTCATGTGACATTTTACCACGAACACCAGATGTTTGTTCTTCGGTGAGACGTGACACAGCTTCGGGAGTTACAAACACTCTACCGTCTTCAGCAGTTTCAGTAGCTGTGCGAAGAATATTCCAATCAGCTTCTTTAATTCCAGATGAAAGAAGTGAAGCTTGCATTTTAGGCGGAAGGTCACCAAAATTTTTACTTGCTTGATCAGCTAAGTTTTCTTGAATCATATTCCCCATGGCAACACGGGCTGATTCATTTAAAAAATCCTGACCGTTGTACTTCATCATGAAACGAGCAGACCTGTTTAAAAAACCATCGGCACGGGCATCGTTGCCAAGACTTGCAAGATTATTAGCTTGCATATCATTTAAAAAGTTTGCTGCTTTCTTACCATAGGTAGAGCGATAAGATTCTGGAAGTGACTTAAACCATTCGTTGATAAGACCACTAGTTACTTGAAGATAATTTTGACCTGTGTTGTTTTTAAGTTCAACAGCGGCACCTGCAAAATTTGCAAGAGAACGAAGTCCCACATTACCAAGCTTTGATACAGCTTGCAGGGAGCGAATATTTGCACCCACTCTCGCTATCGTTTCATTTCCAGGGCTAAGTTTAACTCCAGCGACTTCTTTAAACATTGTTAGTAGTCTATGTTTTTCGCCTAATAATTTAGAGGCTTGTTCCTCTTTTCCATCTTTACGAAGATTAGAAACCATTCTCTCTATGTCAGCTTCAAAGGCCGCTTGAGGTTGATCCCCAAACTTCTCTAAAAGCGATAGAGATGTCGAATTTCTTCTCATCTCTTTGTAAATATTTTCGGCAAGAGTTCCATCACCGTACTTAGCATTGTAATCAAACATGTTATCAGGACCTTCAAAATGAAGAGTTCTACTTTCTGATAATTTATCCAAAATTGATTTCGTGGCACCCAAGCCAATGAAATGATCGCCGACTTCTTTATCCCCAACAATGGAATCAAGGCCGTAACGACCGGAAACAATCTCTGAGTAAATTCCTCGCATCGTTTTTTCAATAGCTTTTTGATCGTTCATGTAGACGCCAAATGTTTTCTTCATATCTAGTTTTGAAATAGTATCTTTAAACCAATTATCAAAACCAGCTTCTCGTACTTTAGAGATGGCGTGTGTTTGTCTTGCTACGAAGCCATTAAGTTCACGAATTGGAATCCCAGCTTGGGTCATATCTTTAAAAAATATACGGTTCATATTATGGATCACAGATCCAATTTGCTCTGCTAATTTATTTCCAGAGACACCGCTTCCTTTACCAGAAGCAAGAGAATGAACTTCCTGCATAATTTCTCTATCAATTTGGCCAGAAACAAACTCTTTATTTCCAGAGATTTTCTCTAAGCCGGTCATTAAAAAATTGGCATAGGAATCAAACCTAGCCGCGATTCGGGCAGAGACGGAATCATTTGAAGAGTTCGCAAGAACCGTAGATTTTGTAAGTATAGACTTAAAAGCTTCCACTGGATTTTTCTCAAATCCAGGTTGAGAGTAGAACTTAAAGCGCTCACGAATGGCTTGAAGATTTGTGGATTTTAGTAAAGCCTGAGCCTCATTCAAACGCTGCTTCTCAGCGATATACTCCATCACTTTTGATTTGTAGGTTTGACCTTTATAAAGTCCAGCATCCACATCAGCTTTGATTTTTTCAATATCTTTAAGCACAGCTTCGATAGCTTTTCTCGGAACCTCTCGGTCTCCGAATAAAGTCTTTTGGACTTCTGGATCAAGTAATCTTGTCAAACAATCATCAGCCATTATCCACCCACGCAACTTGCTACCGCTTTTACAAGCGTATGCTTAATATCCAAATCTTTAAATTCCTCTTTCAAACTCTCAAACATTTTTCTCTCATCGGAGCTTAAAAGTTTTTGATTGTCAAGTTCAGAAATAGAATCAATTTGTTCTTGAATATTGTCACGAAGTTTAGAAGACTCTATAGTCTGTCCTGGAGTTTCATCAAGAGACTTCATCATCTCATCAAATTTTGTACTCTCAACCAAGGTATGGTTCTTGTAATCCCGGGAGTGCTCCATTGCTTTTGTGATTACTTCGTGTTGAATCTCAGCCTTCACAGCGGGGTTCGGTGAGTAAGTTCCTGTTTGTTTAATCAAGTTATCATCAAGAAGTGTTATATGATTATGAGGCGTGTGATCTACACCCATGTGTTTTTCACCGTTACTGATAAGAGCATTAAAACCATTATCCAACATCTGTTGTTTCACACCATCCATAAAATTATCTGGAAGATCACCCTCATCCATAGCACTTTGTAAAACTGATAAAACATCTCTAAGAGGTGCTTCGGGTGGTAGGTCCGCCTTCGCTAGCAGTCCCTGCATGGATTCAGGAACGGGTGCATCTAGCGAAAGCGGATTCAAATTATTTTCGTTAAACGTAACCTCATGAACTGCTCCGATATTATCAGCCATGCCCCTCGCAGAAGCAGCATTTGCTACCCCTGGATTATCAGTCATGTGGGTGCCAATTCCAAAGTCATCGCCAAGAGCGGTCTTTATTCCACTCTTCGCATCGGGTGCTGTATCCACAGTAGAAATGTAGAATTTTTTTCCTACCACATTTGTGGTATCAACGGGTTCGTAGTTGTAGTGCGGAAGTCCAAACTCTTGTGGCTTCACAGAAGTTTCTTTCGCAAGTGATTCTAAAATTGGAGTGATGTTTGGACGAATATCGTTATCTAAATTCCCAACAACAGTTCTAGCAATTGCTAAATCCGCTTGGGGAGATGTGCTTTTAAGCATTCGAAATAAGTTACTGAATGGGCGAACAATACCCTCTCTTATACCAAAGAAGAAGCCAGCGCCGCCCGCCGTATTTAGAGCAAGGTCGGTGAGGAGTTCCCCAGTCTCTGGATTATACTCCCCACCTTCGCGAGAGATGGTGTTTCCAAGTAAAATTTCCTGACCTATATTTTGGGTTAAATCCCCAACCCCTGCTTCTAAAGCTGTAATACCAGCACGAGCTGCAAAGCCAGCTTTTCCTGCCTGTACAGCTTTTGCAGCCGCTGCCGTCTTCGCACCAAAGAACCCTTTAGTAGCAAGACCGCCAACACCCCATGAAAGCATCGCAGATGCACCCACTTCAAGAGGGTCCATGAGATGAGCAAGAACTCCTACTCCAAATATTTTTGCTTTTGTCCACCCATCGTCTGGTCCATTCTCAACTTTCCTTTGAAGCTCCATATCACGTTGTTGTTTATCAAACTGAAGCTGAGCCATATACGGATTTACGGGTTCACGGAACGGGGTGTGCATTTCTGGGAATCTTTGATTCGCTTCTTCAGCAGAAATCTTTCCAACACCACGACCTTCAAAATCAGAAGCCACCATTTGGCGTCCGATAAGCATTGAAGCTGTGTCTTGAGTAGCAAGTGTGAAAGCAGCGCTTGTTGCTTCAGAAGAACTAACAGGGACATCCTGTCCCATATAGTCCTCAAAACTACGGTCTGAATCTGGTTTAAAATTAAGAGGTATTCTTGGAACTTCCAACTATCCTCCGAACAATTTCTTAAAAAGTGTCTTATTATTTTCGATCACTTTTTTAGGTGGTTTTAAATTTATATCTGCGTAATTCTGCTCAACTGGTTTTCCTAAAGTGTTAAACACAGGCTGAACACTTCCATCGCGCATAACCTGCATAAGCTTCATTCCAGATTGGGATTCGTTTGTAACCCATCTAGAATTTGCGGATAAAAAATTATAGTATTGATCTTTATCAACAGCGGTTTTTGGCACCGCCACTCCAAGTTCACCAAAGTTTTCAGGTTTTGAATAAACTTCCATGTAGCTTCGAACCATGTTTGCGTCCATCTGTCTGCCGCCCACAACTCTGGGGACTAGGACAGACGAGCTTCCACCATCAGTAATAGAATAAGTGCTATCAATAAGATCAGCGTAGGCCTTGCTAACAAGATCTTTAGGATTTGCATCGGGGTTCCTTAATAAGTCACGCTGTGCTTGAAGTGTGACAAGTTTATTCATCGAGTTTACAACTTCTTGCCGTGAACTATCGTTGCTTGATCCTAGAACCACATCTTTAAAAGCACTCATAGTGTTGTTCGCAGCAGCGATTACGGACTTTGATTTAACTTTTAAAATTTCATTTGCTTGGATTCCATCTTTAATAGATTTCTCATTCTTAATAGCATCAATGAGGCTGTCACGAGAGTCGGGCGGAGCATAAGCAATTGGACGAAAATCAGCCAAATTTTTGTTCACACTCGCAAGTTCGCTGATTACTCTTGGAAAGTGCTCCCCGTACTGTGCTTGTAAATTGTTTAAATATTTATTTGTATCCGCCGCATTTGGAATCACCATTATGGAATTCGCAAGCTGGATCGCATCCTGTTTCATTAGAATTTTTTGTTTTGATGGCTCAATGCCAAGGTATTGCTGTTTTGCAAGAGACGCGTTTATGTACGCGTTAGTTGCACGAGGACTATCGTCTTTCGTACCAAGGTAGAGATTTTGAATAGTTCTGTCATTTTGTGTGACAAAAGCTGCGGGGTCAGTGTCTTGTTGTTTTTTAATCACAGCAAGGGAACGCTCAAGCATTTCCTTATTTTGAAGTCGGTTTGCTTGAACTGCGAAGTCTTGTCCAGCAGTGCCCATTCTAGGGTCCTGTTTAGCAGCCTCAGCGGAGTAGGATTGAATCTTTGAATCAACCCCCTCTAAGATGCTACCCCACTGGCTTCGGGGCGTGCTAGCGGCCAAGGAGAGCTGTTGGTTCACAGCGTATGCAGAATTAATCGCATCCATCAAACGAACCCTAGCAAACTGAGTAAGATTCGGGTTTGAATTCACTTGTTTTTTAAGATCGGCCACCATCTGATCACTGACAGGAAGCCCTGAAAGAGCAACCTTCTCAAAACCATTTACGTTGGCATTCAAATCAGATAGGCGAACTTCAGTGTTCTCTTTTATTTTTGCTCTCATTCGGTCAATCCAAACGGCTTTATCGTGAGGGCTCATACCGTTCATAACAGCAGTTTCTTCAGCAGACAGCTTTACTTTGTCACCTTTTGTAAGAACTGGAAGTTTGAAACCTTCACCCTTGTCCTTCAAAGCTTGGGCTTCCCTACCGTCAATAAATCCAAGCTTCTGAGCTTGATCAGGGTCCATAGAAGTAAACATACTCGGATCTTCTTGATTTGCTTGAAGGTACGAAAGAGCCTTCCCATATTGCTGGCGATCATCAAGTCCTTGGATAAATTGTGTGGACATTTTATTGTAGAAAGCATTCTTTGCTTTCATCGCATTCTCACCAGTGATTCCACCTTTGTTCGCAAGATCTGTGAGAAGCTGGTTATGCGCTTGAAGTTCCGCACCTAATAGTATTCCGTTTGGATTTTCACGGATGCGATTTGAAGCATCATCACCAAGTCCTTCAATGCGATCCCAATTATGTTTTTCCATCATTTGTGCTGAGCGCACAAGAATAGTTGTGTCCATGTCAGCTTTAGCTCTGGAAACAAAAGATCCAAGTTGCTCACGCACTCGAGGATCACCACCAAATTGATTTTGAATATCGTTTACACGAGGACTAGCATACTCATAAAATTTTGCTCCGTAATCAGATCCATCTGGAGCTGAATTTAAACGCGCATAATTTTCAGCTTCAACCGCTGTGTTCCTGAGAGCATTTGTCCCCTCATCAATTTTAAGTCGTCGATCAATATTTAGTTGGTTCTCACCAAAATCAGCAAGTTCTTTTCCAAACTTGGCCATGCTATCACCCATGGTTCGGGATTCAGCCGTGCTTCCAATAGGAACAGGAGAACTTACATTCATTCTTGGATTTTCAGGACCTCTAGGTATTATAGGCATAAATTCTCCTAAGCATTTTTAAATCCTGGACTCCAGCCATATAAAGCAGCGTCGTTATCGCCAAAACTTCCAGCGTAATTTCCAGAAGCTCCTCCGCCACTATTCGGTGTCGAACCACCAGAACCAAGTCCCGCTTTTCCAGCAAACATGAGTAGAGGACCTGCCGCCTGAATCATATTAAGCGTTGGATCTTCCAAAGTATCAGCTTGTGTTGCTGCTTGGTCTGCTCTGAGAAGTGCTAGGCGCACATTCATATCGGCTTCTTTTTTAATGGCAAAGCTTTCTTGCTGTCGAAACAACATTTGTTTTGCAAAAAATAAAGAACTAGATTGCGTGTCTACTCCAGCTTTTGCGTAAGCCGAAAGTTGCTCGCCGTACTGAATCTGTGTGTCTCGGTCAAAAATCATCTGCTGGCGTTCACCAGCTTCTTTTGCAAACTGAGCCTGTTCCCTGTAAAATCCCGCGTTCTTTCTAGCAGCGTCTGCCTGACTCAAATTTGCCTGATAATTTCCATAAGCTTGAAGGAGGAGGCCTCCACCCATCAGGGCTATCGTAATCGGGTCCATCCTAATCCCTCACTTTCGCAAACATAATGTAGTCCACACCTTCTTGACCATACTTCCTAAGAATTCCCTCTTTAGTAAATCCAAGGAATTTTCCCCAGTGCATAGCCCAAGGTTGGTCAGCGCGTATTACGACTTGCAGTCTATTAACTTCAAAATTTTTAAAGCATGAATCAAGTAAACTCTTCATTGCCTTAGCATAGTATAAAGGCATATCGAAAACTCTCTTATCAACTATTGTCCAAATCTCCATCACTTTATTGTAAATAAAAAGTCCTCCAGCAATCGCTAGAGGTTCTCCAAGTGGATCAAGAATTGTGTATGCAATATTGAGTGGGAGACTTAAATATTGCTTTGCCACTTCCTTATAACTTCCGTTCGGAGAATACACAGGATGTAAATTGATTTTATCAACATCATCAGGGAATGCAGATCTAAAGTTACCCTTCATAGACCACCATCCTTGTTGTGATGTGAGTTACTGTCATTGGAAATGGAAGATGGCTTTCGATCACAATTTTTGGACGCTTTTCATATCCAAGCGGGAATACTAATTTCTTTTCACCAGTATATAGTGGATACGGACCGCTTGAATTTGCACCGCGCTTAAACACCACTTCTTCAAGCTGAGATGCTGGAGTGTTATCTTGATCTATCTCAGCCGCTCGTCCAAATCTAGCGCCAATGGTTCTGTAAAAATGCACAGTGATTTGGTCGATCCGCCGAGGTTGTCCTTGTGAACTTCCAAGTTGAGCGGGAACTTCAGCAACATTTGGTACGATTCTGCCGACAAAATTAAATCCAATAATTGCTTGCCACTCATCTTCGCCTTCAAGTTTTTCTGAGATGTCTATAGAGCCATCATCCACAGTGTATTCGCCAAAGTAAATTCCATTACAAATCACGGTTACTGTGGCACCGTGTCCGTGCGGAAGTCCTGTGATAATTCCACCAGAGTGAGAATTGTTATCTGTGATAACTGCACAATCCATGTAGACAGGAGCGAACTTCGCAACAGAGTCCAAATCCCAACCATCTTCAATTGTAGATCTTTCCCAAGGAAGGGCCATCTTTTCTAAGAAGTATTTCACAGTGGTAGTAGGTGATCCGCTATTGTAATCAACAATCGCACGAGATACTACCATCCAAAGTTCGTCAGGTTCACCACCTGCTTCAGTGGAGTACAAATCTTGTTTCTGTCCAACACTGATTGAATGAATAAAAGGAGTGTAAGTTTTTCCTTCAAATGTTCCACTTCCCGCAATTTCGTGACAATGCCAAGCGATTACTTGCTGCTCACGTTCACGAGTCATTCCTCTTAAAAACCCATTAGTGTCTAAACACCAAAGAATTCCACCAGGAGAATTTTGCATCATGATTGAAGCAAACGTACACGGCGGTACTAGAATCTCTTCATTATCACGAGATCCAATCTTTTTAGAGGCAATGTGGCTTGCGATAATATTCATGTTGGGAGCTTTGAAAGAGTCTTCATCAAAATTAAAAACCATCTCTCTAATACTTTTCCGGTCCCTGTGCATAAACGCTACCGCGTTCTCGATGCGGGTAGCTTGCTGATAAGCTGATCCAAAAGAAGTTTCAGAGTTACTTTGTAAATTGAGCGGTCCTATTCCAAGTGTTGGACTTGCGCCCTTTACAATAAATTCCCTAGAATTTGTACCCACAGCGAGTGTTTTCCCTGGGGACATCCATCTGATCTGATTTAAAACTTCAGATTTTAAAGTCATTGTAAAAGAATCTGAATTTACAACTGGATCAGCAAAGAATGAATCCTGCTCTAAACCACGAGGATCAAATTCAAATATATCGTCCACTTCAGAAAACCACATTGTATCCGGAAGTGTGTCTGTCCCTGCAAAAACCAGTCGTGATTCAAAGAAACACACAGCTCTGGGGTATCCCTTATCAAAGTTCCAAGCACCTTCTTCATACGAAGTGCCAGCATCTTGTCCAAAAAAATCAGGACTCGCAGCAATTGATCCTGCAATCACTTTACCTGTAACTTCAATAACATTTACAAATGCAGTAACTAAAACAACCAGTGTTTGTGAGGCTGCGGAAAACTTATAAAGTCTTCCAACGAATTGCTCTGAAAAAAGTATTGAAGAGGCACCAACAGTTTCAATTGTTACTGGATCACCAACTGCTCCCGTGGTTGTAACTTTTAAAACTTTAGCCACGCTCGGTAAATCTCTCACAGGAGGTAAAAATGGAGATGTTCTATTTGCTCCAGCAACACCACTTTGGTCATAGACGTAAGGATCGGGGAACGGAAAAACTGTAAAATTTGGATCACCAAATCCAGGCTCTTGATATGAAATTCTGATTGGGCGAAATAATCCGTGGGCTAGAAATAAATTATCTCCCGCTTGTGCAAACTGAATTTCGTTTAGATCTAGCGCTAGCGCATCTAAATCCCAGTCGTTAAACGCCTGAAATCCGGTCGAAGCTTCGTAAGCTGGCTGACAGTCCACAACAGAATAATCCGACATATTGTAAGCTTTCCAAGCGTACCAATCCTGTCCATTTATTGTTTGCTCCTCTGGAATATCAGTCGCAAGAACTATCTGCCAGCGCGAGCCGTCACTCCCAGCGAAGGGAAATGCTCGGTACTGGTCATAGTAAGTGCCATCAGGCTTTACAAAATCAGCAATGAAAATTGTTCCATTACGGCGTGAGCCTCCACCTTCGGGGTGGATGATCATATTTTTTAATTCTTCACAACCTTGATTGTATTGAGGCGCATCGGTTCTACCTAAAAATCTTGGACTTACTTCACCAGTGACGAATGCATTTACTATGTGATTATTTTTTGCCATGTGGATGCCTCCCTATCTTCGGGCGTTTATCCAACTATCAGACGACACCTGTTTAGTAGATCCTGTTTGTGCGCTGTATGACCTTGCTATTGAGAGTTCTCGCTCAGCTTTATCCTCAGCATTTTTTTGTGCTGAAGCACTCTGTGTGAGCGCGTAGGCAAATTCTGCGGCTAAATGCCAAGCTAGGACTTCACAAAAATTTGCATCAAACTTAGAAACATCTGTAATTTTTCTAGAAAATTTAACCTTACAAATAGATTGATTACAGGCAATTCTTAAACCCTCGATTTCTTCCCAAGCCTCATCTTTTCCAAGATCGGTGCTAAAAACTCGCATACAATCTGCTGGAAGTTGGAACACGTAAGAGTAGTCAAAAACATCTGCTGGTTTCGGATACACTTGCGCAATTTCTTGGTAAGAAGTGGCAAAACGCCAAGGGTGAGAACGAAGAAGCTTATCACGAACATTCGGATAAGCCTCCTTCGCAAGACGAGCGCGTGTGTTGTCCTCATTTAGATCTAAAATTCTTTCAGCCCCTAGTTTCCTAAAGGCTGAATTCACTATTTCTACTTCGGAAGTTGCCACGCGCTTACCCTTACTCTTTCACGTACATTACAGTTGCACGGATAGTATCACCGCTAGCACTGTCTGTTGAAGCCGTACACACTAGGTACACGTCTGTATCAGCAGCCATCTTAGTGCCTAACAAAGCACCATCGGCAGATTTTCTATCCCCACCTGTAGTTGTACAAGTAAGAGCTGTCACAATTCCATCGGCATCATCTGTAGTTCCTAGAGAGAAACCACCAGTTGAACCAAGGTCATCAGAGCTGATGTGTCCACCAACAATTTTCGCACCTTTTGGAATAGTTCCGATTTTGATTCTATCTGCGGAAGCAAAAACATCTGCGGGAAACACGTAAGTATCTCCAAGAGCTTTTACGATTCCGCTCACATCACCAACAGCAGCTTTTTTATTTAAAGCTACCAGTGCCATATTTACGCCATTTACGTCACCCATGTTAACTCCTTGTTAAAATTAAATAACTTATTATTCTGTGCAATACGCAATCGCTACACGAGCATTTTCCATGCGAACGCCACCGATGGCCATTGACATGTATGCTTGCATTGCCATTGATTTATCACGACGAGGACCGATATCAGATTTCACATCTGAACCAATTCCCAAGATGATTCCATCTTGCGCCCATGCGATAACTTTTCGTTTGCCGATCAAAGAAGATCCAGACCCAATTGCTCCAGTTGTTGGAGATCCAGACAACGCCGCTGTTTGAGTTACTAAACGCTGAGTGCGGTGGAATTTGAAACCCATGTAAGAATCAATTTCACCTTTTACAAGGGCTTTCACCACGTTGTAATCAGCAGATGTAACTTGATCATCACCAAGTAAAGCATCAAGTTGTGATTGAGTAACTGCGATATGAAGAGGGATATCTTCATCAACATCGTTCACACCAAATTTTGATTTAAGTGCGATCAATGTTCTAACATTTAAGTTAGATAAAGCTGTTCCATCATTTGCGGCATATCCTTGAGAATCAGGAAATGCATCACTTCCATCAGCTTCTTCACCTGTGATAACAGTCGCGTCTGAAGCTGCGATGATAACATCATCCATTTTTCGGCCCATTGCCCACATAGCCGCCATTACGTACTCAGAAGTGGGGTCATTAAGCAATCGAACTTTATCCAAGTCGTCGATTAAATCTGCCCATTCGTAGTCAGCAAGGAAACACCAACGTCTTGAGTGAGGAGTGTCCAGCTGCGGGGTTGAACTGTGTCGGCCAGTTTTTTGAACCGCGTCCACAGCACCAATTCGGTCAAACGCTTTCGATTTCCCTTTGATCGACTCTTGTCGAACAAACGGGCGAAGTCGCGAACCTTTTTGTTGAGACAGCATAAAAACACTGTCAGAAAATTCTTTTACAAATGCTTCTGTAATTTGAAAAGACATGTAATTGCCTCCGGTTAAAGTTTTGATTTATTGCTAATTCCGCCTAGAATTATCCGCTGATGCGGGTTCAATAAACTACCTTTAAACGAAGGTCCCGTGTGACGAGATTGTCTTCTGAAGTAGCACTATAATTTAGCGTTACTCCAGAGTTTGAAGAGAAATTTTTACAAAATCAAGCGTTTTTTCTGTCTTCTATCTTAGGTCCTGGATAAGCCATGTTGTAAAGAGCAGCCACTTCCCGTTTGGTAGCTTCATGCTCTGCATGGGTTTTATCGTAATAGGCACCCTTAGTGTTGGCTTTTATCTCAGCAATTTTGATTTGGGCTTCACTTGGGGTCATGATATTTTTACCAGTTCCGCCTTCGCCTCTAACCTTATCCTCGCCAAGAGTCCCGCCAATTTTAGACATCATTTTAATAAAAGTGACATCTGTCCCAAGTCCCATTTTTTTAATCATTTCTTGTTGTTCAGGAGTTGTGAACTCACGAATTGCAGCTTTAGCTTTTGCCATATTTTCAGCATGTGCTTCACCCCACTCAACCTTAAGATCATTCAAACCTTTGTTAACAGCGGCTGTGTACACATCCATTTGCTTTTGATGAATTTCACCATTTGTTTTAGCGAACCACTCAACAATACCCTTAGCTTGCGCTGGTAACACGTTAAGTTTGAAAGCTTCGGAGCTAAATGCTTTTAAGAAATCTGCATCCACATTCTTAACTTGAGTATCAATTTTGTACTCTGTCTCTTCACTTGGAAGTCCTGCTTTTTGAAAATAATCTTTCATCTGCTCAAGTGTTGCACCCTTTGCAGGAACTGGAACTTTTTCAGAACCAAGCATCTTTTCAAGATTCGCGTAGCTTTTCACCAAAGAAGGAATGTCTTTAAGTTTTTCAAGTGCTGGCATTTTTCTTAGATCTTCTGGTAGTGCATCTTTCCAATTTTCTGGAATACTGACACCACCTGCGCCTTTTCCTTTGTCACCACCGTCACCGCCAGCTCCTGCGCCTCCGTTAGCTCCAGCAGCACCTTTTCCAGCTCCTTCTTTACCTGTCTCAGAGTCATCAAAGAGACCGCCGGATGCTCCACTGTCTTTGCCACCGCTCCCAGCGGAAGCATCACCATTTCCTCCTGCTCCTTTTCCATCTCCTGCTTCCTCCATTAAAAAATATTTACGTCTTAGCATAGCTGTCAGCCTCCATGATTATTTGTTTTATCTGTTCTGGTTCAAATTTTAAAACTGTAAATATTCTAAGGAGAACCTGCCGCTGACCTTCTCGGTAGGCAAGCTCCATGGGATCACCTTTGGAATAGGTTGATCGTATAAAGAAATGTTCGTTCATTAAATCATACAGGACACGTTTTCCGTGTTCAGATCCAAAGGCACGACGGTAGTCTTGCACCTTTGCAATCATCTTATCTTTTTTATCCAAACTATGCACCTTTCGTTTTCGAAGCCGCAGTCATAACCTTACTAGCAGAATCAGCAGTTTGTTCATTCTGAACAGCTTGTTGCTGAGCCTCCATTTGCTTGGCACGGTTATCTCGTATCCCTTTAACTTCGTTTTGATTTCGAATGATCTCCTGAGGAAAATTAAAAAGTCTAGCAATAAATTTTAACGCCTCATCGCCATTGATATTATCAAGAACCGCAGGATCACTAGAAACAAATGGCGCTATGTTTTGCATTGTACGGTTGATGTTTTGAATCTCACTCATTCGTTGTGACATTGCCATCACAGAAGAATACTGAATTTTAAGAGGGATACCATTAAGCTCCGCAGGTACTTCAGGAAGCATTCCTCTACGATCTAAAATCGCGTAGATTCTCTCAACCAAAGGCTGTAAAAACTCTGATTGCTGTCTACCAAGCATTGGTCCTAAGAATCTTAGAGCTTGCTCCACTCGTTCTGAAACTTCAGCCGCTGTCATCTGTGGGCCTTCACGAAGTTTTAACTGATCCGTGTAAAAAGCCTCTTTAATTTGCAGACGTTCTTGGTCGATTGCCTGAAATCCAAAGTCAATACGAGAGTCGTTAAAAATTGGTGTGATTCGGTCATCAGATCCCGCACGATAGTAGCTAATTCCAGCGGGTCGGGTATCAATTTGTGTGATGAATCCGTCATCGGGGGCTTGAAGTGGTGGGTCCACAACTTTCTGTGCACCTTTTAGAACTGTTTCACGCATCTTGTTTGCTGTTTTTGCCGAGGGAAGTGCTTTCTCACCGGGGCCACGACCATAAATTTCACCACTCGCTTTACTCCATCGGGGGACAACGTAGGGAAATTCTCTAAAACCTTTAACTGATAAATCTATTTTGTCATCTTTTAATATGTACTGTGAAATCCATCCGAAAATAGAATTATATTTTCCAGTTCCAGCTTTTTTACTCTGCGGATACACCGCATGTATTACTTCATATTTATTTGATTTCCCTTTATTGAAAGCGTCTTGCACTTTTTTAGGAACATTTTCAAATCCAAAATCATCAACTAAGTCTTTAGCTGTCGCTTGATAACATCTGTAAAGACAATCAATCATTCCTTTAGAATTTTCATCAGCAACAATCTCTTTTAAATATTTTGTGGAGAATCTGATGATAACTTCTTCATCCTCTTCAATAAGCATACAGGCTGTACCAAATGCTGAGATATCAAGATACACTTCATGAACTTCAGTCTGAAAATTTGAATTATTTAAAGTGTCATGTATAAGACGAACTACGTCTTGAATCCACTTTCTAACAGCATCATTTTTATCAAGTTCTGGTTTTCCAGTTGATAAATTGAAAAAATATCCTGATGGGTTTGTTAACATCCCATGTAGCGCACCCGCGAGAAGTTCGTTTGAAGTCATCGCTGTTGAATCCAAGAGTTCTACATACTTCTTTTCCCCTGGGGCTCGCTCTACAGACACATCATTTTTTCTAGGTAGAACAAAATCAGCAATGTCTTGCCAAAGTGTTTCCCAGTTCCCACGACGCCCTTTAAGTGTTCCGTATTTTTCAATTATAGATTTTGCATCAACGTACTTCATCGTCCACCACCAATTTTATAACCAGCCCCTAGTGTGGGGCTACGGCCTAGTCCAGAGGCATTCATTATCTGGCGTCTACCTGGCTGATTCGTCAGCAATCGGGATTCATTCTCCGCAATCCTGCGCGGTGCAAACACACCCTTACCTTCTTTAGACGCTGCAATGTGGGCTGCAATATCAGCAGAGCTTCCGCCAGATGCGTAAATATTTTTAATCTCAGCCTGAGTTTGTGGATCAATACTTTGATCGGCAATTGCAGCATTATACGCTTGAGTACGTGCATTTGATTCGGCAGCTGCGGCTTCTTGTTCAGCCTCTGCTTTTTTCTGCGCATCGGTTTTAAGTCCAAAACTTGTCATAAGAGGGTCTTTAAGACTACTTGCTGTGGCTAATCCAAAACGAGTAGGAAGTGTTGCCGTATCAACAATAGTATTTACTGGATTATCCAAACGAATATTTAGATTCGGGGGTGCTCCCATTTATATCTCCTTCACACGACTTTAAATTCGCTAATACACTTAGTCGGTAAATTTTTTCGATTGTCCCTATCCTCACCCGGTTTTAATGCCATGGCAAGAAGTCTGAAAGCATCAGCCCCGTGGGACGCCCAATTGTGTAGCGGGGTTGTCAAGAAAATCTTATTTTTAGAATCCCATTTCTTTTGATAGGTCCTGAGTGACTCAAGACCTCGCGATCCCTTGTCGCCCTTCAGGACGAAAGTACATTTATCTTTATCAAAAAAACATCGTGGTAAAATCCTCCTGGCTGCGTCTATTCCATCAGCCACATCATATCTTGGATGAACTCGGAGCGGCTTTATACCAAGCTCCCTGGCAGATACAGAGCGCTCTTTTCCTGTAGTAAGATCCCTTGAGTTTCCATCATGCGGCCAGTGATGTTCTCTGTAATTATATTCAGCTCTGTGTCCTTCTTTTAAAATTTTCGCAAAGTATGGTATCCCTTCACCAACAATCTCTAAATAATCAATCACCCGAATCTCTAAACGTGATTGTTGTACAAACCAAATAGTTGTAGAGTCGTCGATACCAAGATCCCAGAAGGTATCCACAAGTAGGGCTGGATCGTGCGGGATTTTGCAGATGCGCTTTTTCTCTTCAAGCTTTGTCATCTCCTTACCCCAGTAAGCTCCTGTGAGTGCAGCTATAAAACTACAATTCATTTCCTGTTCGAACTCGTCTTCTGTCATCTCAGCACGAAGTGCCTCGATTTCTTCTTTATCTAAAACACCGGATGTAGACGCCTTGTAAACCGCTACAAACCAATCTTTTTCTAAGTTTTGTAAACCGTGCGCGTACACTTCATAGAAATGATTCTTCCCCTTTGGAGTACCTATGAAGATCGCAAAACCTTTTCTATCCGCGAGAGCGGGACGCACGACCTCACCCCAAACTCTATGGTCCATGGTACCGAATTCATCCATGATTACACCATCAAGGTACATCCCTCTTATTGAATCGGGGTTTTCAGCACCAAGTAAGTAAATTGTAACCGTGTCATTTCTATGCGGCCTGGGAATTGTACACCGAAGCTTCGCTTCATTGTATTCTACACCAGGTAAATCTTTGGTATGTTCTTTGAGCATTCGCCACGCAATCCGCTCCGCCTGTCCGTAATTTGGCGCAATGTACGCATACTGCGGATTACGCCATGTGTTTTGGAGTGATCTGTCTAGTAACTCATTTACTGAAAATACGGTTTTCCCAAATGGAAACCCGCCTGTGGCAAACAATTACATTAAAACGCTTTAATCGTGCATGTAGTATTGCTTGCAGTGGACGTGGTTGATAATGCGTTGAAATTTCATTAATTTTTTTCACAGGCTACCTCCTTTCTCACGCTATACGTGGCACTCATCTTAGAGCGTCTTTTTTGACATGTCATTCAGGCACCTCGTAACCTACTTCTTTTGTTTCTCTTTCCTCTTGGGCTGAAGGCGTGACCTCCCTCTCAAGCGGCGCTTCGGGGATGGCTTCTCTTCGTATTCCCGTGTCGATAACAAAAGTAATTGGTGCGGAGGCATCCCCAACGAGCTTCGTTTTGTTCCCAAACCGCTCGGGATCATTCTTTTCGGCACTCCATTTGAGCGCTTCAATCTCCGTCTTCGCGTCCCCACGGGTCCTCGCAAGCTCCAAGATCTTCCCATGAGAATATTCTGCCCCATCTTTCCTTGCTTGCACTAATGATTCCTTAAATTCTGGACTCTCCCTTTCCCACTTTTTGACTATACTGTACGGAACGCCAAGCTCCTCACACGCCATCACTAGGGAAACTCCAAGTGTGACCTTCTCGCACACCAAATCTCCAAGGAGTTGCGAATAGGGCCACGCTTTAAGCCTTCCTACCATGTCAAAATTTAAAGTCTTCTCAATCCAGACAGGCCCTTCGGGGGTGTTGATTTTTACAAGGCGATCACTACGACGTTTTAGTAAATCGTCGAACGTGGATTGCACGGCGATAACACGCCCTGTTTTTATATCAATAGCTTCAACTAAACCTTGCGCATTTATGCGAAAGAGATGTTCGGGGATTTCTGGTTGTGACATTACTCCAATGGATGGGAAGGGGAGGGGGGATGTCAACAAGAAACAAACTTTGATACTATATAAGTCCAGGAAATTGTTGATATCATATAGGATATTGGGACGGTGAGTCAATTCTTAAAAGTGGAGAGTGGGTTGACTTAAGCAGGGGTGATTTTTGGTTCAAGTGTCTGTCTTGGGGCCCGCGGGTCTCTTTGAGCCCGTTTCCCGTCGCGGACTAAAGGTCTCACTATGCGGGGATCGTGGCGCGCATCGCCTGTGTAACTATTATACAATTGATTGTAAGTTATACATACTTGCATAGATGCTATGCATTATACATGCATCTAAGCATGGCACAGTGCATGCAATACTACTATGTCAAACAAAGGAGTCTATATGACAGATCTAATGATAAAACTATGTTTCCCAATGGCGCTTGTAATCGCAAGCTGTGCTCAAAACATGGCTAAAGCCGAGCCGTCTCTGCCAAAGCCCGAGTATTCACTGATATATATGACCTCAAACGGTCGGCAAATTGAATCCCACGACGCAATCCTTGCCGCCGTGAAAGGCGAGACTGTTTACAAGTGTCAAACGGTTGAAGCCAAGATTTCAAAGTCTGGGACTAGCATCGGTGTTCGAAACGTAAAGAAGCCAAAAAGTCAATAACTGATTCGGGGTGCATAGCCCCGTTTCTCGCAAAAAGGAGCATTTATGAAATATTTTATCGTTACATTGTTACTTATAACCGCATCTTGCACACTCAATCCGCACCGTGCGTCAACGGCTCAAATCCAATCTAGAGAAGATGAGATCCGAGAAATTTGCTATGATGCGGATGGTAATTTTGACGCGGATCGGGGTAGTGACGCGCTGGATTGTGGCAATTTATAGAGAATGTGAGAAAGTCTCGGAGGTGTCCACCCAAGTGAAAGAATAGGTGGACGCCTAATTCGTGAGTAATGCCGCGGGGTTAGACCCTATTTTGTCCCGTCCAAGTGGTACCTCTAAGACTTTTATGCTTTTTTTATTTTCATTTCTCATTTTCTTATAACTTTTACTATATACATTTACTTGGACTCATAACCAAAGAAATATAACTATATAGTATTATTAGTTTTTTAGCGTCCAATGAGAAAATTTTTCATCGGACTTTTATTGGACACTCGGACCCGCTTGACAATTTGCTAGCAGTTATGCAATAATTGATTTAAGTCTTGACATCTAATTACAACCCCGAACCAAAGGACCTCAATGAAAATCTTAATATTCGTTTCCATATTAAACAATTTCACTGGATTACCGCTAAATAAAATAGAGCCACTATGCCAAAAATACGAAGAGTTCATGGCGATAGAGTATCGAATGGAAAAAACCTATGACAAGCTTTGGCTTGAGTGCGCGAATGATAAAGCCTGTAATTCTATAAAAGATTCAATCGAGGAGTATCTTGACGTATGTGAGGCTATAGAAAATTCCGAAACAATATAAAAAAGGATCATATATGAAGTTTAAAGATCATCTAAGACAAGACTATCATACGAGCATCGCAACCAAGGCACCTTGGATAATTCAAGATTGGACTGGGAATCTTATGGACTTTGGTCGATTCAAGACATTTGAAGATGCTGAAGAGTTTCTCAGCATTAGGTTAGGCGATGACTACGAGACTGACCGTTGTGAGTATGATATAATAATGGATACTAAAATTAAATGATAACAGATGCAGAACTTAAAAAACTTCATGAAATAGCAGAGAATCATATAAATAACGAGTGTGAACATGACTTTGAGCTTTGGCGTGAGCATTGCTTAAGGTCTTTGGACTCTTTGTCGCAAATACCAGACGGCTTAAAGAGCGGTCTTGAGATGTTCATCCAGGACAAAAAACATCTATTCTTTCGCGGCTATCGTGACCGCATTATCCAGCGTGTGGCAGATGGCTTTAAAAAACCAAACTTTAAACCCTTAGATAGTGAGGCCGCGACAGCGCAAGACTTTACAATTACTTTTGAGGATAGAAAGAATCGCTTATTTCTTGAGACCTATTTAAGTTGTGGTGAGAACTCAAGGCGAGCAGCTGAAAAGCTTGGGGTTGCGAAGAGTACATTTCATGACTGGAAGCAGCGACATGTTGAGCTAATAGAAAGTGAAAAGAGAAAAACATGCGCGCTCTATTAGGCCCAAGGTTAGGCGATAAGACAAGGCCATGCTAAGACACTCACGACTAGCTAAAAACTCAAGGAAAGGCGGTTTAAACAACAAATTCGATGTATTTGCGCCTTTTATGGCGCCGCCCGCGGAAATTGCGCGTGAATTTTTCGAGAAATTACCCATTTCTGGATTAATGGGCGATACCAACAGCCCCGATCCGTTGAAAAAAGGAAGCGATGCACAAACTTTCGGGTCTCACGCCCTAAATCCAAACTATGGCGACATAGGGCGCTTAAACAAAATGGCGTAGAGCCCCGATCCAACAAAGGAACAAATAATGAAGCCTGCTAGCAACCCCGAAGCTTATACCAAAATAAGACAGATCATCACAGAACAAGCACAGATGCATTTTGAAAGATACACGAATATGAGCGTCAATAATAAATTGGGGTTGACCACAATACCCCAAAGTGTAATTGATAGTGAAAACGCTAGGGGAATGGAAGCAATAGCACTTCTATCGGTATATGATGAGCTTGTATCCTTGGCACAAACCAAGAGGAAATAATGATCTATTGGATTCTGATAGTAACAAATCTTATTAGTGCAAGTCTGTTTTTTCATTACGGCACTCACAGAATGGTAGAGAGATTTAGAACTCTACAATCAGATATTATCATGGATATTCTAACAGAAATTCACCCCAATATTCCAAAAGAACAACTAACCGTTGCGGCTCAAAAAGCATGTTTAAATCTTATAATGAAAGAAACTTATGGGCGCAAAGTTTAAACCGACAGAAGTTATGGTACTCATTGCGTTTACATTCAGTGTTTTATCGGTACTCTATTTTGCGGCAAAAGTTTCAATCTATTTCATTGGATTAATCAGTGGAATATAGTTTCAAATATGAATCCCGAATCATGGAGTGTGAGCTTGAAATAGATATTGATATCATTTTTGATATTGGCCCCGAATATGATACCCCGTTTGGTCCGAGCCCCGAAGCAATCGCCATTGAATCATTTCAGTTAACAAGTGCTATAACATGCCATGGAAGGAATGTACTGGATTATTTAAACCAAGAATTTACAAAGCCACTATTACACGAAATTAGGAGGGAAGTTGAAAAAAGAAACGACGAAATTATCGAAGAGTATTTTAAAACGACGTAAAGCAAAAATTAAAGAATACAATATTGTATTTACGTCTAATGAATTACATACAATAACCGCTGGGTTGACAATAGTTAGAATGGCACAAGGTTTCCAAAAAGCTGGAATGAAATATTCTGCCGAAGTCATGCGTAAAATTTATGGTGTTGTTGATAATGATTAAATTTCTTAATGTCTCGTCGGCGCTTGGATTGATACATTTTGTACCGCTTGCGGAAAGACGAAATCTGCGAGCAGTACACCAATGATCGGTAGCATCGAGGCTTTCGCGAATGGAGAAGAGAAATGAAAGAATACCCTAAAGCATTTTTAGCTAAATATTTTCAAGAACCTATTCCAGATCAGGATTTAGCAAATTACGTTCAAGAGCTTCACGAATATTTATGGAGATTTGTCAGAGCTGAGTTTCCTTGGGCTAATGGGAACTTAAAAGATTACATTTCAAATGCAGCACAGTCGGCAGAATATCGGAGAACAAAAGATGACCAAAGCTAAAGCCCTCGCTGATCACAAGCGAGTGATGGAGGGGGAGTGATGAAACTGTTAGTTTATTTTATCGCTTATTATTGGGATAACTATCAAGGTGCCTCTGGAAACTATGTTGAATCAAAATTATTGGTTGAAATTGAAAACGACGTTGCTGCTTACATGGTTTGGGAAAAGGTTCACGACAAAATTAAAATGCATCTCAAATCATCCCGACCATTTGACCAAGCTATTTATTCAAAAACTCAGTCAGAATACTCAATAACAAAGGCAGAATTGTTATGACTCCAATCGATAAACGCAAAGCCGAGCTGAGAGAGTATATTAAGGCGAGAGAGAATGCTTCGGAGGGTCCTTGGAATAATTGTTACCATGAGAAGGAATATTTAATTGAGTATAAACTTCAGCCCGAAGGTATTACTCGATTTGCGGCCATTGCAGGGTACAAAGATAATGCTGAATTCATTACAAAAGCCGCCAACGAAAGCGCCCGAATCGCTGAGCAGTTGCTTGAGTGTATTGAAGCATTGGAGAAAATTGCTGATTACTCCACATGTGAAGAACTGCATCCAGGTTGTAAAAAATATAAATCTTATGAAGATGGTTGGCATGGAGTTGCTGAATATGCGAAGCAAACACTCAACAAAATCGCAGGTGAGAAATGAAGCCTAAAGAATTTTGGGAAGTCACCAAGCCGGATTATGAAACTATTTTAGGTTTGACTGTTTTAGCTACGGAAATGCCAATCGGTACTACGAAGTTATGCCTTTATT